AAAAAAACTTTATAAGTCCTATGAAGAAGGAAAGCACATTGTTGCCTATGGATGTGCAGGTACAGGTAAGACCTTTATTACCCTCTATAATGCACTTCGTGATGTTTTAAGTGAGAATACACCCTACGAGAGAATTTACCTTGTGAGGTCTCTTGTAGCAACCAGAGAGATTGGTTTCTTGCCCGGATCACATGAAGATAAGGCAGATATTTACCAGATTCCTTATAAGAATATGGTGAAATATATGTTCCAAATGCCAAGTGATGCTGACTTTGAGATGCTTTATGGTAATCTTAAATCACAAGAGACTATTAAGTTTTGGAGTACTTCATTCCTTCGTGGAACAACACTTGATAATGCAATTGTGATTGTAGATGAATTTCAAAATTTAAATTTCCATGAACTTGATAGTATTATCACTCGTGTGGGTGAAAATACCAAGATTTGTTTTTGTGGAGATGCGATGCAGTCAGATTTACAAAAGTCAAATGAAAAGAATGGTATCGTTGACTTTATGAGTGTCTTGCGTAAAATGCCATCTTTTGATATGATTGAGTTTGAAGTTGACGATATTGTCCGTTCTGGACTTGTCAAAGAATACATTATTGCAAAACGAGAAGCAGGTTTTTAATGTTTAATCATGTTGATATTGAACTTCCCCGTCTTGAAAGAGAAACGATAGATGGGGTAAGATTTTATAAAGTTCCAGATGATAAAGAACTTCTCCGACTGGTTTCCATTACTTCGGTGACCAGTCATTTTAATAAGGAGATTTTTGTTAAATGGCGTAAAAAGGTTGGCAATGAAGAAGCAGATCGTATCACCAAGGCTGCAACAAGTCGTGGTACTGATATGCATACTTTGACTGAGCATTTCTTAAAAAATGAAGAACTACCAAAGGTTCAACCAATTTCAGATTTTCTATTTAAGATTTCGAAGAATAAACTCAAGAATATAAATAATATTCATGCTTTGGAAGGTTCCCTATATAGTAAACAGTTAGGGATTGCGGGCACCGTTGATTGTATTGCAGAATACGAAGGTGAATTAGCAATAATCGACTTTAAAACTTCAAAGAAACCGAAACCACGAGAGTGGATCGATCACTATTTTGTACAGTGCATGGCATATGGTTGTATGCTGTATGAACTGACTGGTATTTCAGTCAAAAAACTTGTAATCATTATGGCTTGTGAAAATGGAGAATGCGTTGTTTATGAAGAGCGAGACAAATCAAAGTACATCAAACTTCTTACCGAATACATTGGAAAGTTTGTTAGAGATAAACTGGAACTCTATGGAACCGAATAAAGAACTAGAACAGGCAATTGCTAGTAAATTTTTAACACCATCTAAATTTGCGTTAGAAATTGAAAAGATTGTTTCTGAAGAACAAATTAACTACATTGATGCTATTGTACACTATTGCGAAGTTAATGAACTTGAAATAGAATCAGTCACGAAATTAATCTCAAAACCACTTAAGGAAAAACTGAAGTGGGATGCTACGAGACTTAATTTTATGAAACGAACTTCGAGAGCAAGGTTACCTTTATGATTTCCCGTGATGATTTGATGCACCATCGCCTGCAGGCATGGTTGCGTGAAAATAAATGTGATGACTTGGAGTATCTGGGTTTTTATCCAGATACTCTTGGTGTAGATAAACACTGGTATCGTATTGCCGAGCACGAAGTTACCGTTGATTGTATTGAAGATTTGGAATTAGTAGATGCTGAAAGTGAAACCATTTGAGGTCTATCAACATTATTTGTCATTAAAGAATCATTTTACAAATCCAAAATACGACTTCTTCAAATATGGTGCTAAAACAAGAGCATCTGTCACTTCCTTTAATAAAAGGCGTGATAAGTATTGGTTTGAAAAAACCAGTCGTAAATATAATGATAAGGAAGTCGTAGATTTTCTTGTATCAAATTTTTCTTCTGCCGATAACCCACAAAATCTATGGATTGGAGAAATTATAAGTTCTGGAGAAAGAACTTACGCAGATTGGACAAAGAGACAACAGAGTTTGACTTACTTATTCAAAGAGCAAAGCAACGAATTGTTCTCGAACAACGAATTAGAAAGTGTATTCAATTGTTCGAAAGGACACCCGATTCTATTAAAAAGGTATCTTGGTGGAGACGTAAGTCTTGAGACATTAGTTATCTTTGAGAAAATATTTTCTTTTAGACGAAAGTTTGATAAAAAACTTGATGATCCTGTATGGGAAATCGTAAGTCTTAAGATAGAGAAGTACAGACCTTTTCTAAATATTGATATGTTTAAGTACAAAAAAATTTTAAGGGATATTGTAGATGAGTGACTTTTTCGAATCTGAAATCATTCAAGAAGAATTGAGTGAAATCAATAGAATGCAAGAAAAAATCTATGGAAGTCTCATGGCTTTCAGTACAATGTCTAGTGAAGAAAAACTTGAACATATTGATTTACTCACAAACTTGCTCGAAAAGCAAAGAGTGATGTATACTAGGTTATCTCTTTCAGACGATCCTCAAGCAATTGAGATGAAAGAGAACCTTCGCAAGTCAGTCGCACTGATGGGTTTTCCACCAGAGACTGATATGCAAACTTTATTTGATAGTATGAATGCAACTATCAGGTCTCTACGAGACTATGTTGACAATTGACTCTGAATTAGTTATACTATCCAAGTAAATCTAACGAATCCAAACAAATCTAAGGTAATCCAAATGAGCTTCGCAGATCTTAAAAAGCAATCCAAACTTGGCTCCCTGACTCAAAAACTGGTCAAGGAAGTCGAAAAAATGAATAATACTACCAGTTCCGGTGATGACCGACTATGGAAACTGGAGTGTGATAAGAGTGGTAACGGTTATGCAGTTATCCGGTTCCTTCCTGCCCCGAATGGTGACGATCTCCCCTTCGTAAACCTGTATTCTCATGCCTTTCAAGGTCCCGGAGGTTGGTATATAGAGAATTCTCTGACTACTATGAATCAGAAAGATCCTGTGTCCGAATACAACACAATGTTGTGGAATAACGGCACTGATGCTGGTAAAGAACAAGCACGTAAGCAAAAACGTAAACTGACCTACGTTGCTAACATCTATGTGGTGAAGGATCCTACAAATCCCGAGAACGAGGGTAAGGTGTTCCTGTATAAGTTCGGCAAGAAGATCTTTGATAAGATTACTGCCGCAATGCAACCTGAGTTTGAGGACGAGGAAGCAATCGATCCGTTCGACTTCTGGCAGGGTGCTAACTTCAAACTGAAAGCAAAGAACGTTGCTGGTTATCGTAACTACGACTCTTCAGAGTTTGCCCGTCAGGATGCTCTGTTGGATGATGATGACGCAATGGAAGCAATCTGGAAGAAACAGTATTCTCTCCAAGAATTTGTTGCTCCTGATCAGTTCAAGGACTATGATGCTCTGAAGAGGCGTCTTGATTATGTTCTCGGTATCAAGGGCACGACTAAGTTCCAAGATCAAGAAAGCATTGAGGAGGAAGAAGAGTTCCGTGCTCAAAATCGTGGAGACTCCAATCCAATGCCTCAGTCAATGAAGCAAGAACTCAATTCTTTGAGTGGTGATGACGGTGGTTTCAATGATCCTGATATCACTCTCAAGTCTTCTAATGATGAGGAAGATGATACTCTCTCATACTTTGCCGCACTCGCAGCAGACTGAGTTAGTTGGGGATTGTGATTCTGGTATTCTCGGTTCGAATGAGAGTTTCATTGATGTATTGTGAAGAACGATCATAAAGCATAATCTCCCTCATATCATTTAAAAACTGTTGTAAATATCCTCGTCTCAATAAGTAGATCGAGGATTTTTTATTATTTTTACGAGTCTCATATTCCCAGTTAGATACTCCTCTTCTTACATTGGTTCCAGTGACTGTAACATTAACTCCATTATCACTGTAGGTTAATGTAAAGTCTTCATCGACAACTTTTCCTGAAGGAAGAATTAATCTATCATTAGAATCTTTGATCTCTTTGGTTTCATAAAAATTATTATCATTTATTCTATCACCATACTTATTATCAACATAATTATAGAGTTGATAGTTTGAGAGTGGCCATTCATTTCTTACATTAATGATACCAGCAGTCATTAAAACAACCCAATCAAGTTCATCGTTTCCATAAAACTCTTCGGCAACAGTATCTGGTCGAGCACCTTCTACGATTTCATACTTATTGAAGAGTGTAAACGAATTTTGTAAATCATCACGTAACTTATTTCTTCTGAATAAGTTTTTAACTGTTAAGTAATCTTTTGATGAGATTGCATCAGACAAAAATGACTGATATTCTACATCTGGTAGTTCTCTGAAATATGCCATTTTAGTATCCTACTCCTGTTAATCCATCATTTTCGTCATAATCTTCTCTATATACTGGACTTAGTTCTTGGAATGATAAATCCATTTTCATATGAACTGGTGTTTTTGATGAGTCATCATAAGTCATATAAGTTCCAGATCCAGTATAATTGACATTGATGTTTGTAAGTGCAGCAATAATAAAACTATTTAAGAATTGGTGTTTGTTTGCACCAGTCATATAAGTTAATTGAAAAACATTTGGAGATTTTAAAAATAAACCTCTCGAACTTCTAGATTCACCATTTACAGTTGCCGAAAAATCTGCAACTGTGGGTGCCATATTTCTTTTAAATTCTCTAATAATTAATTTTACTTTTTCTGCTTCAGTTCTATTTCTTGGAGCAAGATCAAATG